GTAATAGTTCACTAGAGACATAAGTTTGTTTAGATCAAAGCGGCCCATCTTGGTGCCAGTCATCTTTTTGACAGCGGCATCAAGCGCGCGGCCGGTCACTGGTTTGACTTTTTCAACAGCAATCCAAAGATAGTCACGTGATCTTGCAAGAACAGCTGGAACGACGATTGATCTTCCGGAACACGCATGCAAATTTGCTTCGTGTTTATTTTGCCACTTGTCGTCTTCGCTGTGGGCAATTTTAATCACGTACCCGTGACCGGTATCCCATGCAGATCTAGACAGGCCCAGACCGAGCTTCTTTGCGTGCGTTAAAAGATATTTGTCTAGCGCGGGAATTCCCTTAAGCTTTCGAAAGACTTCCATGTCAAACCGCTTGTGACCTTCACCAAGAACGGTTCGAACATACTCTCGTAGAACGTTCACACCCATACATATTCGTCACTCGATGGCCCGAGTTATTTCTTTTTCAGAAGACCTAGACCCTTCAATTCGACTTCCGTCATCACTACTAGGGTCACACCGTTGGCACTACACCATCCTGCTGCGGCCCTTAGCTTCTTCTGGACGGCTGCTTGAAGTACACGTTTCGAAGGCTTGATTTCAACGAGCTCGCTGCGCCCGTCTGACAACGTGATCATGAAGTCAGGGTAATAGTTCCTGAGCTTTCCGGTCTTCAGATTACTGATGTACGGAATGACGACGGCTTCATACGTCCACGTCGCAACAAAATCACATTCATCAAGGTACTGCATGTATTGCAGTTCCCATCCGCTTCTGTATTTGTAAGCTTCACCCGTCTTTGTTGACGTGTAAGTGCCTGTGATGTAGTGACCCTTACGGCCGTTTTTCCTTCGGCGTCTTCGTCGTCTAATTGCCATTTAGTTCAATCATATCAACTATTTGTCACCAATCATATTTAATTTTGAACATGATTCTGTCGCCACTTCGCTTTGCAATTGGTTGAGCAAGTGATGTTTTGAGAACCACATTGTAGTCTCTGTCATGGAAGTTGATTCCGGTGATGTAGACGAACTCGCTGTCAATGTCGTTAGGGAAACCAGAAACTGGAACAGACACGAAGTTTGGATTGCTTGACGAGTTCAGTTCATTGCCTGGCGCGATCGCGTCGATCTTCATAACGTGAACGTGCTGCTCGCCTCTGAACGCTAGCGAGTAGTAATCTTTCCCAAAGAAGTACGCATGCGGGCTCTTGACAACGACTAGGCCTTCATCATAGTAGATGTTTCCCACGCTGTTCCAGCTCGACTGGCTTGTGAAGCAGTCTGCCCTGTAGATGTTTCCTCGACCGTCATCCTTGAGCGTGATCTTCACAGTACCGTGCGATCCTGACATGTCAGGGTCTTGCATCTCGAGTGTTCCAGGCTTGATCTTGAACCCATAGAACATGTTGCTGATGTCGAAGAACGTCACCTGATTTGAAGATGCATCCTGCGTACGCTGGTACACCGTCAGTGGCGCGCCAAATTCAATGTCGCTGCCAGAGACAACGTTACGTGTGTATGAATTGAATGCTGGGCCTGAGGCAGCGAACGGAGATTCAGGCGTCTGTCCAATCTGTTGATCGGCGAACGCATTGACGTCTTCTGCGGCCTGTGTTCCATCATCAAATGCGCCGCCGCCGAACAACAAGGTAGCCGAGTGCACCATATTGTCAAGGTTGATGAAGCTGAGTTCTTCAAGTCCCAGGTCATCGACAGCACGTCCCAACGTTTCAGACGCAAGCAGCTGGAAGCTCGGGACGAACAGTCCATCATCGCATGGAAGGATCGTCAAGTTTCGCTTGATGACCATCGGCTGCTCATACAAGAACTGATTGCATGTTTCAGCTTCAGTCGATGTGACGATCGCGCTGGCTGTCAGGTGATGCAGACGCGGAAAAACGTTGGACGCAAAGTCACGAACAAAGTTCTCTAGGTTGATGTAGTGACCAGCGACGCCGAATGACAGCGCTACGCTGAACGGTGCCGTTGTCGCCCCATCGACCTCTTCGAATGGCGTCACCAGAATGCCGCCGTGGGCATTCACAAACTGTCGATACGGCGACTGTTCAACAAAGAAAGGCGGAACGTAGAGGGCAAACGTGTTGTCGAGGTATGTCGGTCCAACAGAAGAAGAAAACGCGATGTCTGTGTCAGACAAGTAGCAACGCCTGATCGCGACGTCATGAAGCTCAGCATTCAACGGATGGTTGAACCCGTATGCTGTGGGATAATCGATTGAGATTTGAGCAATCAATTCTTGCAGACCATCACGCAAAGCAGGGTCTGTCGCAAAGAAGTTAGCTTGCTCTCCATTTCCTTGGTTCGTTCCTTCGAAATAATTGCCCATGCAGAGGACGGTTGGTTCTCCTTGTGCACCCGCGAATTCTCGAGGAGTGATCGTCGAAGACGGCACCGTGAACACGCCGCGGTCGACTCGGTCGATATTGAACGTTCCTTGACCGCTGTTGATCTGGTCTGTGCCCCATCTTACGACGACGTGGTGCCAATGATTGTGCCACAGTGAATTATCGTCAGACCTAAAAACGAGGTCTTCCGGGTAAATTCCCGTCGGCATTGCAGCAGAAGGCGACACATCAGCCGAGTGACTCAATTGCAGCTGAAGCCTGAACCCAATCGTCTTGCCGTTCTCGTCTTTTGACGAGCCGCTGATCAAAGACAACGCATACGTTGAAGACAGGTGAAGGATTGTTCCTGCCTTGAACTCACCGTCACGCTGGTCCTGTTGGTAACGTGGATTGATGTAGAAGTCAAAGCTGAATGAACCGCTCGGAGTGTATGTTCCGCTGACGTACCCGTCGTGTTTAACTAGTCCACCTACGCCTGCATCAATGTTTGGGTACAATAACGCAGATGTCGATGGAACGCTTGAAGCAGTGAAGAAGTTCAGTGTGTTATAGTTGCTGTATGCCCAGTGTGCCGTGGGATACGACGTCCTGTAGTACTTCTGCAGCATGTCCTTGACGACAAGTTTACGCAGCGTGTTGCTGTTGAAAACGACTGGCGGCGAGAATCTTACGACGTCAAGCAACTGTTGCGTGCGGCGCGACACGGCGGTCGCGTTCACCTTGTCAAGGTATGCCGAAACAGACGAAGAAAGCGTGCCCTGGGCGACAGGATCATTCGGAAACAAACGTGCGTCGCGGCCGCCGAACTGAGCCTGACGCAGTGCTTCTGCAATGTGTGAATCATCGTGCTTAGAATCGATGAACGCAGAATCGGGCGTCGCGTCTTTTTCGTACGGAGACCTTCTGGCAAACAGGTACACCGATCCGGTAGCGCCCTGCGTCGATGAAGACGTATACGTCCTGATCGGGTTTGTGACGACCGTGAATGTCTCTATGTCAGAGGGATCAACGGGAAAAATCGACGGCATCGTACTCCTTCATAACCACACTCCCCTGTCACCAGTGAAGCAACGATTAAAAATCGAGTCTGATGCGAAAGGTCAGATCTCTTTCGGGTGACTTCTGCACTGGACGCGAGAGCTTAGCGTTTGCAAGCAAGTTGTCATTGGCGTCATAGAGGCCAACGCTTGTGACGTACGTGAACGTCTGCTGTGTGTCTTCTTGACCAACGTCGATGACAACGATGCGATTGGTGGTGTCGGTGAACGTTGGATTGGACGAGTAGTTGAACTCATCTGCCTGCGCTCGAGCAAACACCAGGGTGCTGTTGATGTTGGTGACGTTCTGGAACGTCATCGACGTCTGGCTTCCGCTGCCGAGGCGGCATGCGCCGACGTGGTCGACAATGTTGTCGATCGAAGCGCTGACTACAAAGTCTGGGATGAACTTTGACTTGAACGCTGTTTCAGTGCCGGTGCCGCCGAGCATGTACGTTCCCAATGACGCCATGGCATCGATCGTTCCTGACATGTACTGGCTCGCGCTTGTGACCTTGTTCAAGTCCAGGACTAGGATTCCTCTATCGTAGAACATCAATCCGACATTGCGTGCAGTATTTGCACTGTCAACGACGTTGCCTACCTGTCCACCGAACGACGTAAGCTTGCTAGTGGCAGATCCGATGTCAGTATAGATTGCGCTGCCAGAGATTGATGTGAGGTTGAGATTCGAGCGCCAGTTATCATCAAGTACGTGTGCAGCAGCTTGATCATATGGTGCCTCTTGTGCAGCCGGGCCGACTGCTGAGGCCGACTGGAAGAACCTCATTGCGAATGTTTCACGCTTGATCTGATCGCGTGCAAACAATCTCTTGAAGCACACAAAGAGTGCGACGTCGATCTCGTCAGTAGTCGTAGAAGAGTCTAATGGTGACGTAAACGACAGAGTAGAATCGCCTAGAAGCGCCGCGGCCATCTGGCGATACACGTCCATCTTTTCACGCATCATCAGTGATGATGATGGGAACAGTTCTTTGCCGGCAGCATCGACGCCAGTCTGTGACGACAGGACCGTCGTTCCACCAGGTAACAAACCAACCGTCATGTCGAAGACTGCGTTAGCGGTCTGCAACGTAAAGTCTTGGTCGTACACCGTTTGAAACAGAGAGCTTGTGACGCCTGGGCCTACGCCGCCGGTGACGAAGACCTGATATTTTCGCCTAGAAGTTGATCCGCTGATGTCCTCCTGAAGAACATCAATTAATTGGTTAAGAAAACTCCTCGCTGTCTTGATGTCGCTCGGTAGGATCTCTTTGAAAGTTGCCATGGTTCAGTTCTTCTCCAGTTGGTCAAGCTCTTCTCGAATTTTCTGGGCCAACTCGAGCGATAAGCGGCTCATGTTCACATACGATGTGACGCGAAATTCATTTTGATCATCGCTGTATCGATACGCATCAATCGTAGACGGAAACGGATCTCTAGCTTCACACACTAGCTTCAGCGATTCAAACGTCTGTATCTTTACGTTGTTCATGTGATTACAGGTTCTTGTCGATGATGACGCCGATGTCTTGCACTGCACCCGACTGGACGCCGGTCACCTTCATGTACGCCTTGATCTTTGTCTTGTCCGCGGTCGTTCCGTAGACGGTGAACAAGGCGTCAGTCAGGCTCTTCACCGAAAGAGAGAATTGAACGCTAGATCCACCGAACGCGTTCTCTGAAGGAGAACGAGTCAGGATGTATGTCGCGCGCTGGTTTCCATCGATGTGTTCAGGGGTGTTCTTCAACACTTGCATGAACAAGTTGGGAAGTTCAACAATGAACGTTTGATCGCGTAGTTCAACGTCAATCGCGGTCTCATTCTGAATGGTCTGTTGGACCGTCACGTTTGCTGTCTTTGACGTGTTTCTTCCGAGCGTGATCAGGTTTGTCAGGCCGCTGACGTTTGAATCTCCGCTCAGCGACAACACGGGAAGGCGTAGCAAGTTTGGATTGCTGATGCTTACCAGCTTGTATTTTTGCGCAATCGACTGGTTTGTCAGTGCCTCAAAGATCGGTGTGTTCTTCTCGATCTTTTCTGCTCCGACGGTGCGTCCGTACTTAGTGATGACGCCATAGTTGACCTCATCATCACCAAGAGCAAACTTGTGAATAGAGAATGACCCATCGTTGCGGGCAAGAAACTGTCGACCCACGTCTGTCAGAACGGCGTCAAGAATCAGATTGTTCGTACTCGAATCAAGAAAGCCCATGAGTCACCGTTTCCCTTTGCTTGTCGGCATGCGATACATATCACTGGTGTGCATGGTCATGCCCACCTTCTTGCACTCGACGTAACAACGTTCGAACATGTCATCAATCATATCCACCGGTGCAACGCTGGTAAACGTCATGTTGACTTTCTGGCGGGAGACTTGCCCGATCCGGGATGGAAGTTCTGAGTGAATGATGTGTTATCGACTGCATGCGTTCGATCATCGATGTTGATGATCAGATCTTGGCCTTTTCCGCTGTCTGTGTTGAGGAACTGCATCTTGTAGCTTCCTCCATTCTGCGTCGTTGCTAGAACTTTGATCGTGTGTCCATCATTGTCATACAGACTGTAGTATTCAGGATTGAAATACAGCTTCATCCTGCGTGAATGAGGACCCGAGACCTTGATCGTGTCAGTGAAAAGATCGCCTTCAAGGTACATGTTCGGGTACGGTTTTGGAGCGCCAGTATGACTGACAAGCTCTTTTACGATCTTGTTTTTGAACAGATCAAACCAGACCCTAAACTGTGCAGAATAGTTGCTTGACATGCCGTGTGCATCAATTGCGCACACTGAATAGATCAAACCTTTGTCTCGAGACGTTGGGGGTGGGGGTGCATTTGGCTCTCGCAATGTATTGTTGAGGTTTGGATCAAAACCGTCATCAATCCAAAGCGTCACCGCTGACTCAATCCTCTCAACGACCCTTGGATCTGGGCGCTCATTTGAATTGAATCTCACAGCAGAATCATCAAAGTCGTATACCTTCTGAAGTTCGAAAGGCTCTTCAATTGAGGCGCGCCTGTAGATTTGAAACTGTTTGACGTCACGTTGGCTCGTTGTTGGCATTGCCCATGTGACCATCAATTTGCTCAGTTCGTAGTTCCAGACAAAGTTGACATCGCCTGGCGGGGGCGGAGGGATGAACTCGACTGTTCGAACATAGACCTTATTTGATGGCTTGCTGCTGACAAGAACCTTTACTGTCGCAACATCACCTGTGTTGTCATCAATGGCCGGCATCGTCAGCATTGCGATCACTCGAGCCGCGTAACAATACGTTGTGTTGTATTTGACGAGATAGTCGACTGCTTCAGCAGTGTGTGCGGAGTCGATCACTATCGGAGAGTGGGCCTTCGTTGCCTGATCTCCGGCCCCTGAAGGCCCATCAAGAACTTCAAACTTGTCAATGATGTAGCCAACAATCTCAGACCCGTACTTTTGAGCATGCGTTGCAGTTGAACGCTTCTTGACACTGACGTAAGGAACGAAAGTTTTGTAATCGTTCTCAGAAACAGCAGGAGAAAATCGTTGATTAGCAGCATGCTTGGCAGACTTGGTGTACTTGTGCATGCTGACAAGCCCGCCGGCCGAAGGGGACGTCGGATCTTTGATCGCCTTGTCGACAAGGTCGTGAAAAAGCTTTGTGTTGATCTGTGCATTAGTCGATACGTGTTTTAGTCGTTCATAGAATTTGTCAACGTACGTTTTGCTAGCGTCTCCACGGTAGTTCGCAGACGTTGAAAAAGTCTTTGAGAATACCTCATCGCCGGCGACCATAAAAGAATGACCGAGAGTGTATCCAGGGGCAAACATGCGATAAGCGAACTCAGGTGGAATCGCCTTAGGAAGCATCGGAATGAACCGCTGTGCTGTCTGATACAGACTGGCGTCACTTGACGCTGGTTCTTCGAGCATCAGTTGTTCCATCGATCCCGACACTAGTTCGTGAATCTTCGTGTCAATTTCACCATCATGAAAATTCACACCTGTGAAATTATTGGACGCAAAGAAATCTTCATTGACGATCTTGTCAAGGTTGTCCTTGATCAGAGAACCGTTCTGTTCGCCCGTCGTGGAGAATGAACGATCACGCAAGGCTCGCTCTGTCAATCGATTGCCTATGTCAGCTAGCTTTGGAAGCGTAAAATTGAACTTGACAACGCGAGGTACGCGCATCGTCGAGTACTGTACGAACGCAGAGTCGTGTACGTCAGCGTGTTTCGTAACAGCCGACAATGGAACGCCGCCCTTGTCGTTGATGCTTTCGTCAGGCGTGAAAAAATTGTACCTGAACTCCGCGGCGAACTGTTTAATTTCCGGAACGTCTATCGCGTAAATTTCACGTGAAGGTTGGGATGTTGACATCAGACTTCGTCCTCACCGAATGTTTCAATCGTGACAAAGTATTTGTCTGAGATCAGATCGCCCTCATTCTTGTCACGGGCCCTAAGGGCAAACGAATTGACATTTGGCGGCGAACGACCAGGAATCAACGGTCTGAACCCAGGTGGAGTGTCGACATCGTGTGCTACACGGTTGTCATACTGCGAATTTTCTGATTGTGCCAAGATGTCACCGTTCTGTACCATCAGATCGAAGGCATCTTTTCCATACGTCGTTACTGTCGTTTTTTCAACATCAATTTCAAACATGCCAGGGTCAATCACGATATTGAACACACGATCAAACTGTTTTGGCATCAAGATCTTGTGATTCAAGGCGTTGACGTTTGCTAGGCTGGAGAACGTATTCGTGAAATCTGCGACTGCTTTCACGTGGCTGATCACAGCAGGCTTGTGCGACGGTCGAATCACGTCAAGAAATCTATCAATGTCAACGGTCGCAAGAACTTTTTCACTTGACTTCGCAGACACAAATGAAGGCTTGAGTGCAAGGAACTGTGAAGAAGCCGAGACCGATGATGCTGTTCTAGAGGCGCTTGAAAACTTTGACTTGCTAGCAGTTGACGCAAATAGAATTCCCACTGAATGAAGTGAATTGTTCAACGTTGTTGTCTGTTTGTTTTCTACAACCTCAGCAACGTACTTGATGGTGTTCTCTGTCAGCAGCTTGACAAACGCGTTGTCAACTGGCTGAGGCGCCTCTGTCATTTCGTAATTGTACTCAGCAACGTTGATGCCCGTCATCAGCTTTACATACGATTCTAGCAACTGGCTGGAGACGTGGTTCTTCAGGATTTCGTCCTTCTGTTGATATGTCAAGAAATCGTACGTCGATCCTTCGAATGCTAAACGTGTGCCAGCGGGGTGGGGAGTAAACGTAGGCGCATACTCGAGACCAGATGATAACGAGTCTGCGGTTCCTTTGTCAGGATTCTGAGAAAAATTCTGTGTTGGAATTGAATTGACAACATCGCGTAGCGATGGAACAGCAGGTAACGTCTTCCACAGTTCGTCTGCAATACGAACTGGGAATCGAGACAGCTCAAAGAGGAACCTCTGAGGCTTGTAGACCACATCAGCATTCTGCACGTCAACCTTGTAGATGACGATTGAAACGATGTCATTTCTGTGATTCTGAAACGAAACACGTTTTTGATTTTGGGTGTTCACGCGTTGTTTCATACGTTGAACATGTCCCAATGGAATTCCAACTGTCAAGATTTTCTTGTTTGAAGCAACTGTTGATGCGTAGTCTGGCGTCTTGAAGTAGCCCAACAATGCCTTTCGAAGATTTTCAGACACTGCTGATTCATCTAGCACCGCCATCTCCTGAAGACTTTCTTCGCCGGGAGCTACGTTTGCTGGCCCAACGTATACAGCCGACTCTGAATCGAGAGCTGCAGTTGCCGTAACCAGGTCTTCGACCGTGGCTGACAACATCATGATCTGTTGTTCGTTGAAGACCATTCTCAACATCGTGGGGTCATTATTGAGCGCCTGAGATATGATTTTCAAACGTTCAAGTGAGGTTGGGCTTTTCAAAAAGTTGACGATGCCCGTCAATGATCCTTTCAACGTCGAAAGAACATATGACACCGTAGAGATTGTCTGCTTCACTCGAGCATCTTCACCGGCCGAACGCGACAGTAGTTCATTGACTGACGTCTTGTGGTTCAATGAATTGCGCGAAATTGCAAACGTAAACGGGCCAGTCGTAAGCGTAGTCTTGAAGACGGCTTTTGCAAATGCAACCTGTCCTGCTACACGAGTCACGCTTGACAATGTCTCGTGGTAGCTTCCCACCATCTTTTGATTGCTGTAACGTGCGATGAGAGAGGTGACTAGATCAAACGCAACCATCATGATGACGGTATCAATGTAACCGCTGTAACGTGTAAATCCGTCGTGGATAGCAGTTGTTTTTACGCGGAACTGCGAAATCACATTGCTCATGAAGCCCTCAACGACTGTCGTTAGGCTAGTGCCAGACTTCAGCGCCGCGCGGATGCTTTCACTTGTTAGAGCACTGTGTGTCACGCCTCTTGCGGCAGCCTTGAACTGATTGAGCGATGATGCAGTAGCCGGCATGGCTAGTTCGAGTGAACTGATCAGCTGTTCAATGAGCGCATCGCACACTGCTGTATTGTCTTGTGATGTAGACGACGCTAGGAATGGAATGTTGACTCCATACGATCTAGAAATTTTGCACATCGCGTACAGAAAAAGAATGGTCTTGATTCGTGGATTGGTCTTTGCGTAAGTGTAGACAGCGCCCAATCGATCACTCTTCACTGCTGACAATGCATTTCCAGTTGAGTCTACGAGGCGATCTGTGATAGACTTGAGCGTGACGTTTGCTTCGACGAAAGAAGGCGTGTACAACGCCTTTCGACCCGCGCTTGGTTCTGGCTTGACCGCGAGGTTCATTCCATCTACGATGGTGCTGAATGATTTGGCAGAGCTTTCTAGTTTTTGTGTAAGCGTTTCGATTGCCTTTGTGTTGAAAGCAGGCGTGCCATCAGGATTTGCGATCGGATCAAACAAGCTGTCGAAGTAAAAGTCTCCTCCCGGCGTGAGAGTGCCCGTGTCGCCGTCGACGTATTTTGTTTCAAATGTTAGAACGCCGGTTGGCACATCATTTGAAACAAACGTGTTTTGAGCAACGGTCACAAGTGAGCTATCAGACGTTGCTGAGAAGTCGGTGATGTTGTCTCCAAATTTTCCCAACACAGAATCGAACACAGTTGTGTTTCCGGACGGTTCAACTTGAAAGCCGTAGTATTCTGCTAGCGGTCGCTGCACTTCAGGGAGCGAAAGGCCCAATGAATATCGATACTCCTTTGAGATCAAGTGTGCCAGAGCTGCACATCGAGCCTCCTCGTTCTTAAAAAAGACATCTTGGTAGATTGTTTGAAACGCAGGGGCGAACAGGTTGATGGCCTTTGCGACATTCCCGGGTTGTAGTTCGATCAGCTCGTCAACGTGTGGAAGACCCGGGAGGTTCGTTGAGATAGAAAAACGTTTGACGTCGGGATCCAACAGCGTAGTCGCGTTGTTGTCGTTCCTTTGCTGAGACGGATCGATGTCAAGAAATTGCAGCGTATGTGTCTTGAGCGAATTTTTCAGCTCAATCAATAACTGCATCCAGATCTTTGTCGATGAAAAAATGTTCTTGACATTGTCCTTGTTGAAACCCAAGTTGACCAATGAGTCAACGGGGGAATACGTCGTCCAGACCGTCTGATAAAGAACTAGACCTTGAGGTTGTCCTCCAGGTGCAGGTGCCTGGCTTTTGGGAGGATCGATCTTGACCCTCTCCTTAGGATCAACAATGTAAAGATCATGCCTGAGATCAAGCTGCATCTTTTGCGTTTCAACAATTCTGACAAGGTTCAACATGAAGTTAGCATCTGCCTTGAGGCGTGACGTTGCTTCCTTGAAGTCGTTCTGTCGAGTGTAATACGCCGCGTTCAAGCCGTCATGATAGTGTCTGGTGGCATAGATCACCTTCTGTGTGTTGAACGACCTTAGATTACGCATCTGAATCTGCGTATCAAAAAACTCGCCAGCAGTCGTCATATTCTCTACGACAGAATCGTCTTCATATTGACCGATGGCGTGACGTGACTTCGAAGTATTTGTTCCCTTGTTGAACAGCGGAACAAAGTTAGTCATCATCACAATTTCTGGGCGCTCATGTGCAATGCCAGTCAATTGCTCGTAGGGTTGAAATTTTGTCGTTGTGTTGACGAAGCCTTGCGTCACTCTCGGATCAAAAATCTTGCTAGCATCAAGGTGTAGTGCCGCGGTAGGCATCACGCGATTGTACTTGCTAATTGGCGTGAGAAAGACACGATCATTGCTAAACAGTGATTTTGCGACTGCAGAGATCGTACTGCTAGCCTTTGTCTGCATTGAGACGCTAGATTTGACTACGGACGGAAAAGAGATCAACGCGTCGGCGGTTGCAGACTGTCGAGTTTCTGTGACAACGTTTGAGATCGCTTGAATAGAAAGTGAACTCACTTTTGCGTTAAAGCTATTTGCGCTTCGAAGTGTAGAAATCATGTCAGTTCCAGTTCTACGACATTTGTGGTGGCGCTGCCACCGACCCTGTAGTCATTCATGACAGGTACGATGATGTACGTAATCATTCCTTCGTCGTGTTTCGAAATTTTGTGGATCCATTGGCAGTTCCCATGCAAGAACTCAGAGTGGACGATGCCGACCACAGATCGAATTCCATGGATCTGTTTCATGATCAAAAAGTGATCAACTTCTTTGACGTCACCTTGGATCTTCCAACTAATGACATTGTAGTAGCGATCAAATCGTGATGCCTGAGGATCTACGATCAGCGCAGATGCATTGTCAAATGACACTTCTGTGCTAGCGATCGATCCGATGACACCAAACGTCATCGGATCTTTTGCATAACGTTTTTTCGCGCCATCGGAAGTTACTAACACCCCTCTGTCAAGCGTGAAAGGGTGAAAGAATTTTGCTGGGTGATAGCTATACGACTTCTTTGTTGCACGATCAATTGCACTGTTCACCAGGTCATCGAACAACGTTTCGGGGGCCCTCAGAAGCGGATAGATTTCATATCGATACTTGTGTCCATACCTCAATGGCTCAATTGCTTGATTTTTCCTGAGGGCACCGTCGTCAAATTTTGACTCAGTCAAGATACCGAAATTTTCCCTGCGACCAGACGTCATGTCAATACGATGGACAGAGTGTGCGATCAACTTTTTCAATTGAGCACGTTGCGTCTGAAGGTCACCCTGAAAGAACTGCTGCATGTCCTGGGACTTCAGCAGGTTCTTGACAATGTCAAGATCGGTGTCTAGCGTCAATGTCGTGATGTCGAACGTAACGTTCGGAATTTCATTATGACTGACTGCCACGTTCTCAATCTTGGTGTCCACCTGCCCCGGGACCGGTTGAATGAACTCCAGCGTCACATTTCCCGCTAGTTGAGTGTTTCCATCCCTGTAAATCAACTTGACTGCGTAACCATAGATGTTGCCCGGACGTGCGCTGCCATCGTTGATCTGAATCAGATCAATTTCTCGTGTTCCTTCATCGACGAGGACGACGTCATTGCCGACTGAGGTGTACTCAGTCTCAAATATCGTCAGATTTCGACTCAAAAATTGTACTGCGATGACCTTGTTGGGAATGTGACGTAGCTCAAGACGAACACCGGTTGGAAGTTGTGTCGCCGTCAGAGCGGCAGTCTTGATATCAGCAAACCGACCGGGCCTCACTGCTACGTTTGAAAAGCTGCCGGCGGGCGTGCCAGTTGACCCTATCGCAATGACACGATATATCACAGCTGATTTTTCTGGCTTATCGACTTGAACAACGAGCGACTGATCTTTGGCTGACACGTTGTATGTTCCCACCAAAGAATAGCCATCGATATCAGTTGTCGACACCCAAATTGCCTTCTTGAAGACTTGTACTGCAGACGCCCCAGGATCGACCTGTCTGATCTCGAGGCTGACACGGCCTGAATCAGACGTGATGCTAGCTTTCACTCGTGGTTGAGTTTTGGGAGTGTTGTACACAGACAAGTGTCTAGACACGTCAAGAATTTTGACGACTGAGTCGACCGCCTGGCCGCTGTCCGTGTTGATCAGATCAAATTTCACCAGCAGGCTTGTGACAGCCGTTTGTTCCAGCGTCAATTTCGTCTGAGGCACGACAACTGTGACCGGTACCGTGATCATGTCGCTGGTGACCGTCTGAAGAACGAGGGCGTGCGTGCCGTCGACAGCATCATTTGTCACTTTGGGTGGGACGTCATTTGATGCTGGGAACAGGTGAAAATTAAGCAAGCGTGAAGATGGGTCCGTGGGAAATTCGATTGCTTTGGCATCGTTCGTCATTCCGCCAAGAGCTGAGCGTTCTGACTGTGATCGATCTGCAAGATTGATGACGTGTGTAGGATCGAGACCTTGTCTCATTATCATCTCATACATCAATGACTGCACGTTCTCGTCTGCGGAAGACGACATCGTGCTCTGCAAATCGATGACAGCAGAGGAATTCACGACCCGTTGAAGGATCGGTTGTTGATCATCGCCTTGTTTGATCTGATTGACAGGCACGCTTACGAGCCGCGGCCTGTTGAAGTGCTGAATGTTCGCAGTTGGAACACGAGCACGAAGCTGCGGCAACACGTCATTGTTGACGAGCGAGGTGAAGTCACTGTATTTCTGTGCTACAATGTATTTGTTACGTTGTTCGATCAGCGTTTTTGCATCAGTGATCTGTGTTCTGATGTTGTTGACAATCGCGAGCGTGTCAACAAATCCCAGGTGACTGTCACCCAATAATGACTTTGGATCAATGCTCTTGTTGAGAATGGTCACCAAAACGCTTTGGGCACGGTGAGCAATCATGTCACGCTGAGAGATGCTATACACGAACTCGAACCCTAGATCACCGTTAGGAAGAATCGTCGAGAGGTGAGCAAAAGTATCCTCTACTTTCAGAATGTTTGCTGTCTGCTGGTATCTGAAAAACATGTCTTAGCTCACTCAAAGACTAACGTAAAGATGTGTAGAAACGTATCAGTACCCTTTTCATCGACCTTTACTTTGCCCACGAAAAAGATGTGAGCCGTGGGGCTGTTCTGATCCCCCGTCTGATGAATCCCAAAGTCAATGATGTCCATCTTGCAGAGGACATTTTCGTCTTTTTCAAAGAACTGGCCCACGATCCTGTTTTCTGCAGAAGTGGGATCAAAGTTGATAGGGATCATGTAGCCCATCTGTTCGAACATGCGCAGCTCTTCTTTTGTTTGAGCATACGTAAGATCATGGCGAGTTCGACCCAAGGGCATGTACGTTCCAACAAAGTACGGTGACATCTCTCCGGCGTCTGTTTTGTCAATCGATTTATCGTGCACCTTGTTGACTGGCGGGAGGTACTTGAAGTTCGGAAGTCGACTGAGTTTTGCATCGCTAAAGATGCTGTCAATCGATCCGATGTGTGATGTGTAGTACATCGGGTGGACGATGGGACGATTGTTTGTGATTGTGAATGTCACTGGGTTGGGACCGAGTGCGAACCCATTGTCTTCGAAGATCTTATCTTTCGTGGCGATGACACGCAGTTTCTTGTAGTTGTCAAACGTCGCTCCCAGGAGGTTTTCAGTCGCAGATTCAAACGCAGAGCCGGTCAAAGTCGACACACCCTGCACTGATCCTGTGACAATCGAACTGCTCAACGGTTCAAAAGAATACGACAGCATCCGACCGCCAGCAGATTGAACACCGCTGTCATTTCTAAATGGCGACACGTTGCCATGTTCGTCTGCAAGGAATGTGATGTCGTCCTGAGGCAACTGACACGACTCGAGATAGATCCGCCGAGTCGCATCTTGACTTCCACTGACGACATCTGCCTTGTAGAACGTCGCGGCGTCGGTGTACGTCACGTACTTGATGTCGATCCCACCAAGGACGAGCTGGCGCTTGCCTTCTGTCGTGATGATCGTGTCTAAGACACGTGACTTGCTATCGAGGATACCTGACATTCTGCTATGACAAATATATCACAGCTTGAACCCTACGACCAGCTCAATGCAAGGATCAGGCTGCGATATCACCAGACATCCTAAATGCCCCAGCGGCATGAATGCCGACCCAGGCGCCGAAACCGTCAGCAATTGTCACAGTTGTTCCTACTGCAACGTCTTGAACAATGAGGTTATTCGCACCTCCATTAACGTTTCGCACGAACTTGAAATAACACGCTGCGTCAGTTGCGTTCGGCAAGAATAGTGTGCGTGGAGCAGTCATAGGAGTCACTGCACCATTTGTGATGATCATTGACTGATAATCTACAGTTGCTGCAGTGTAGTTTGCGTCTCCCATGTCAATGGTTGATTCACCGTGAACACCGTGTGGAGAACCCGAACCACCGGTGATAGGCAAAAATGATTCGATTGTCGATAGCTTAATCGTAAATTTTTGTCCACCACCCGTTCCTAGGTACACCGCAGTCGTAGCATACGCATAAATGTTAACAGCTGTCTTTGCGACTGTCGTTGCACTATCGATTCCTAGAAATAACTGATTAGACGCATCGAGTTCAGCAATTGTGATATCTTCAGTATTACCAACATTACGAGAAGCAATAAATGATGCATTTGATAGACGAACAAACCCTGTTGCGGCAGGTGTTGTCGGACCGACACTGATGTAATTTGTGCCTGCTTTTACGTTTGTCGCAGCTACAAATCCGTACGATCCGTTGCTTACTTGAACAAGATCAGCTACCCCTTGTGCGCCCACTGTCGCTTGTAGAAGTGCTACTGTTGTAGACTTAGTCGTAGGACCGACCATGTCGACCATTGGCAAGAGATCTGTTGTTGCGACGGTGACCGCTACAGGAAGTTCTGTGATCTTTTTAGTTGCCATGTTCGTCTCTCATTTATGCTATCAGCAGATCGCCATTTGGCAGAACTAAGTATTCGCCTGACTCAGTGATCAAAGGGATGACACTGACAACCACGTCATCTTCCGGGACTAGAAAAAAACCGATAATTTCTTCTGTCAAGATAGGTTCTAGAATTTCAGTAGAAATGTAAAAAATTGCTACTGATGCTTGAGAAGCGATCGGTTGTTGTCTGAATTGTGAATACGTCTTTCGAAATCTAGTTAAATCTCGCGTACGTTCTAAGTTGACACTAGTTTCACGAATAGAAACAGTTATCGGCTCTTGTCGACTGTACGAATACGTCTTTTTGAAACGTGTGAGGTCTTGAGGTCTACGGTTGCTCATCTAGTCGCTCGAGTTAAATAGCAATGGGCAGTATTTGCTGCCCATTGCAATGTCATCAAAGGATCTTAGAGGCGAGCGTAGCCAACTCACTGCGCTCGCCTTTTATGAGCGTAACGTGACCAGCAATTTGATACTCTTTGAAGCGCTCGACTGCAAAAGTCAGGCCGTTCGTGAACACGTCAACATGAACATTGTCGATCTGTTCAATGTCGCCAGTCAAGATGATCTTCGTGTTGTCACCAACTCGAGTGATGATCGTCTTCAGTTCGTGCATCGACAAGTTCTGTGCTTCGTCAATGACGATGATGGCGTTTGGAATTGAGCGGCCGCGGATGAACGTGATTGCTTCAATTTCAATGAGTCCACGCTCCTGCATAAGTTGCAGGTACGTGTCATTCGCAACAGGCTTAGCGTAGCCACCGTCCTGTCGTCCATTCTTCTGAGCGCGGGGTGGTTTGTTCTTCTTAGAGTCCATCAAGAAATTGAGGTTATCGCGGATCGGAGCGATCCACGGCTCCATCTTCTCTTCCATCGTACCGGGCAAGAATCCGATGTCCTTTCCGACGGGCTGGACGGGGCGGGTCACGATCAGCTTGTCGTATCGTGCTGTCGAGGTCGCGCCCAATCCTTTCAATTGTTCGAGTGCAGCAGCAAGAGCCAAAAGCGTCTTTCCAGTTCCGGAAGGACCGACGAGCGTCAGCAACTTGATGTTTTCATCGAACAGAAGATCAAGCGAGAATGCCTGTTCCTTGTTACGAGGTTTGAGGCCAAACGCCTGTTCGATCTTCGTGATCGGAATGAGCGGTTTTGCAGGATCATTGCACTTGGCGATCGCAGACTTCGTCGTCTCGCCGTTCACAGTGTTCTTGATGATGACGATCTGGTTCGGGTAGAGGTTGTGACCCTCACGCTCGACATCTGTCAAAGCTAGTTGACCGTCGTGATAGAAGTCATCGACCTGTTCTTCACTCACCTCAATGACTTCGACGCCGCGGTAGAATTTCTGAGGGTCCTCAGCTGCTCGCATCTTGAGATAGTCTTCACACTTGATGTCTAGAGCATCGCACTTGATGCGCACGTTGATGTCCTTCGACACCAGGATCGGCGGCTCAAAACCAGAGAAGACTTCCTTTCCTGCTTTCTTTGCACGAAGCATGAAAGCGATTAGCAGGTTGTCTACCTTGTTCTCCTGAAGTTCGATCGGCATCTCCTTGAGAATCTCTGCGCTGATTGACACGATCCTCAGGCGTCCGCCGTTGGGCAGTTCAATTCCCTTGATCAGGCTGCCCTTTTCACGCATCTGATCCAACGAACGACTGACTTGTCGACCGTTGCGGCCCACTTCATCAGGTCTGCTCTTATGTCGATCTAGTTCTTCTAGAACCGCCAAAGGGATGATGACATCATTGTCATCAAACGAATAGATGGAGTTAGGGTCACTGAGGAGTACGTTTGTATCGAGCACGTACGTCTTCTTAGCGCTCACAGCTTTTTCTGTCACTTGATTTTCCTCACGTTCAACTCGGTTCTCTGATACACGGAAAGACCTGTTACCTACATTCTAATCAGCCGGTGGGCGCCAATCAATGCAAGAAGCCAAGAAACGACTTAAAGTCATCCAGGGGAATGAAGCTAGCAACAGAGTAGTCGATGGAACTACCTGCTTTTCTATCACAGCTGCCGCCGGTGTTGATTGTCAACGCCAAAAATGTCAGCACTGGATTCCGTTCGGCGAAGGACACAATTGTGTGCACATCGCTGCGATGGAAGGAGCACATACGTTGCAGCAGATTGGACAAATCTACGGTCTTACTCGCATGCGAATCTGTCAGATTGAAAAAGAGATCTTTGCAAAGGTTCGCAAGGCTAGTTAGGCCTTCTTCTCTTCTTTTTTCACTGCAGGCTTAACCGGCTTTGCCGGTGGCTTTTCAGCAACCTTCACAGGCTCCTTGATTGCTGCCTTCACAGGCTCCGGAGCAGCCTCAGGTGTTTTCACCTCTTCTGCAATGGTGGCTACAACCTCAGCCACGACCGGTTTTTCTTCTTTGACCTCAGGCTCAACCTGAACTTCGGCAAGGACGACCTCTTCAGGTTCAGGCAGCTTGACGAGTGCCGGCTTCACGTCAGCGGGGATCGTTACGTGGCGGCGCGCAAAACGTCCGTCGAGCAGGTCAGCTTCAGTGTACGCAACCGAGTGATCAAGTCCGAGTTCTTCGATCTCACGAATGATCAGTTTTCTTGTGGGCATGTTATCTTCCTGTCTGTAAATACAACACTAGAAACGACGAAGCCCCAGCAAACATTGCCAGGGCCTCACCTTGAATCACGTAATGGAGGTAGCGAGTTTTTCTCGCTCAGCCATCAAGCGGTCTTCTTTGCCTTCGGCGGCTTGGCGGCGCGCTTCGACTTGTCAAGATCGACTGTCGTCTTCACAAGCTCGGCCGCCTTCGTCTTTAGGTCACGTAGACCCTTGCGAGCTCGAACACCTGCCGCAGCAACGCCCTTTGCGTTCTTGACAACGTCAAGCTCAAGGGTGTCAACTAGAGCCTTGAGTTCAGTCCACTTCGCGATTACCTGATTGTCTGTTTCCATTTGAGAAATCCTCCTTGTATAAGTATACAGTACTGGTTGAAGCCGTAAAACAATTTGTCACTTGAGTGATCGACGAGGGGTTACGTTAGCGCTGCTGAAAATTCACTTGGGAACATCGCAGAGCTCATTTTGAAAAAGCGTTCCCAGTCAGAATCAAGGATGTATGACGTTGCATGGTCCTCGGCACTTCTGACTGAACGACCGAACGCCTGAATCACAGACCGAGCAGTCTGGCATGCGTACCAACCGGGATTTCGTGCCTTCCTGAGTTGGATGACGCGGTCGCCCAAGTACGGGAATGGAACTTTGCACAGGATTT